GAATCACAAAAAGGTGTAACATTCCTCGTTAGATATATATACAGTCCTGCAAGGGTAAAACCAACTTCAAGAGAGTTTTGTAAGAAAATGGTAGCAGCAAATAAAGTATATCGTAAAGAAGATATTATGGCTATGAGTAAAAAGGCTGTAAATGCAGGGTTTGGAAAAAGTGGTGCAGCAACATATTCTATATGGCTTTACAAAGGTGGAGCAAGATGCCAACACAAATGGTTTAGAAAGACTTATGCAAAAAAAGGTGGTAATGGGTTAGGTACAGAAATAACAAGCTCAGAAGCTAAGAGTAAAGGTTTTAAAGCACCTAAAAATGCTCAAAAAGTACCTGTAGCACCAAAGGATATGCCTTACAAAGGATATACAGCATCATACGCTAAGAAAATAGGAATAAGTAGATAATTATGGCAACAGTATTATTCATATCGAGAACAGATTTAGTCAAGAACAGTATTATTGATGGTAATGTTGATACAGATAAATTTATACAGTTTATTAAGTTAGCACAACAAATCGAAATAAGAAACTACTTAGGTACTAAACTATATGACAAAATAGGTGCAGATATTGCAGGATCAGGTTTGTCAGGAAACTATGAAACCTTAGTAAATGAATATGTACAGCCTATGTTAATTTGGTTTGCACAAGCAGAGTATATTCCTTATGCTGCTTATCAGATCAAGAACGGAGGAGTGTTTAAGCACACAAGCGAAAACTCAGAAACAGTTTCTAAGAGTGAAGTAGACTTTTTAGTAAACAAAGCAAGAAATACAGCAGAGTATTATACACAAAGGTTTTTAGATTACATCAACAACAACAGTAGTTTATTTCCTGAGTATAATCAGAACACAGGAGGAGACGTATTTCCTGATAGTGATGCTACATTTAACGGATGGGTATTGTGATATACAAACCAAAGAATAAAAATATAATTAAATTAAAAGAGTATTTAGATGGCAAATACAATAAATTGGGGAAAAGCATACAGCGAGAGTTATTGGGGGAACGCAACCTCAACGATTGATTGGGCAGACGTATATCAAATAGAGTACCACACTTCTGACTTGAATAGGAGAGTGCAAATATACGAGAACAACACAATGACTATACAACTATTAGAAAACTTAGAAGATTAAGATATGAGTTTACTTAAGAAAGCATCCATAATAACCACACCTACAGCTTATGCTGAGGACTACTTATATTCTATAAAACCTGCACTTAGTTTAGGAGCAGAACAGATTACTAATGGTAATTTTGAATCTAATGTAAATGGTTGGGGTACAGATTCAGGTGCAACTTTAACTTGGCAATCTGACAAAACAGCTTTAGTAACATCAACTGCTGACACAACTTTTGCAATAACACAAACTAACGCTTTAGTTGTAGGAAGAAAATATAGAGTTTCGTTTATTTTCAAACCCAATAATACAGGTAAATTCAGAGTTCGATTAGGTGGTGGAACTGAGTCGTTTGCAACTACAAATTTTAACGTAGATGAATTTAATTCTGTTGAGTTCGATGGTGTTGCAGAGGGAACTACAATAGAGTTAGGGAGTGCTTTCCCAAGCAATATAACAAGTTTTTTTATTGATAGAATAAGCGTAAAAGAAATAACAGATGCCGACTTTGACTTTGACAGAAACTCAACAGGAACAAGAGTAAACGAAGATTATCTTATAGAAGATGTGCCTTATAATTTATTACAACAATCACAAACATTTGGCACTTATTGGTCAAACGTTTTTAGTTCAGAATCATTAGACACAAATGTTTTAGCGCCTGACGGTACAGCTACAGCTTGGAAGTTACAAGCAAATGCAGGAACACATTTTAGCTTTCTGACACAAACATTAACAATGACAGGACAAATTTCATTTTCTGTTTTTATGAAAAAAGGTACTGCAACTACAGCAAGTATGTTCCTAACTGAGGGTGGTAATTTTGGATTGACTGCAAATCTTGAAAATGGAACTATTACAAGTATCACAGGCTCAGATATGGTAGGCACAGTAGAATCAGCAGGTAACGGATGGTATAGGTTTGAGATTAAACATACTTCAGGAGATGATTTATCTAATACTGTTAGGATAGGAGTAGCAGGTGGTAGCTTTGGAAGTGCAACATACGCAGGAACAGAAAACATATATATATGGGGTGCGCAAGTAACAAAAGGCGATATAAAACCATATCTAAAAACAACAGACAGATTAGACATACCAAGAATAGATTACACAAACGGAGAGCCGAGTATCTTGCTTGAGCCAAGCAGACAAAACGAAGTTACATACTCACAAGATTTTAGTAATGCAGCTTGGACAAAAGGAAACTCTACAATAACTGCTAACCAAACAATAGCACCTGACGGAACATTGTCTGCTGATTTGTTACAATTAACTGTTGCAGGTGGGAATGTATATGATTCTTTAGGAGGAAGTGGAGATTATGCTTTTAGTGTATTTGCTAAATATAAGGATGCTCAATTTATTAGGTTACGTTCTACAGGTTCTTATGCTTACTTTGATATACAAAATGGTGTATTAGGAAGCACTTTAAATGTGATAAATTCTAAAATAGAAGATTATGGTAACGGATGGTTTAGATGTACTGTAGTCGGTAACAACAGCAATTCGTTAGTTCAAATTTTTGTAAGTGATGTTGATGGCTCAAACACAGGGACAGGTAGTGTTTTTTTATGGGGCGCACAAATGGAAGCAGGAAGCTATCCAACATCTCTAATACACACTTCAGGAAGTGCAGTTACTCGTAGTTCAGATTTTGCAAACAATGCAGGAAACAGCGACTTATTTAATGATAGTGAGGGAGTGCTATATGCAGAAATTTTACCTAATAAACCACCTGTAGGAACTTATGAATTAATAGGTATTAGTGATAATACAGCAAGTAATGTAGTTACGTTAGGGGCTAACCAAGATAGTACAAGATTGTTTATAGGTTTAAGAAGAAGTGGTGTTTATCAGGCGTTATTTGAACCAAATGCTAATTTTACAGAATATCAAAAAATTGCTATATCTTACAAAGTTAATGATTTTAAATTATATATAAATGGCACACAAATAGCGAGTGATAGTTCAGGTGATATTTTCCCTTCCAACACTTTAAATTCTTTAAATTTTAACTTTGATAATAGTAGTTCTTCACACCCTTATAAAGGAAAAGTTAAAATGGTGGCAGTATTTAAAGAAGCTCTTACTGACTTAGAATTAGAGAAACTAACAGGCTACAACAACCACGAACTATATATGAATTATTACAATAGATTAAGCTATTTAGGTTTAGTAGAAGAATACAATGTAGAATCCGATATAAACAATTATATATTATGATACCAAGTTTATTACAAATACCAAGTGCTGTAAGCGATTCTAAGCTACATTCAGTTTTACCTAATAATGGTAAAGGCGATTTCCAATTCGATAGAAGTACAGGCGCAACAAGAATCAACAAAGATGGCTTAATAGAAGAAGTAGGATATTTCTCAAGTGAGTTAGTACAAAACGGAAACTTTAGTGAATTAGGAAGCGAGTTAATAGTAAACGGAGATTTTGCTACAAATTCAAATTGGGATTTAGGAGCAGGTTGGACAATTAATGATGGTAAATTGAGAGCAGATGATGTTTCGCTTATAAATACTTTTCAAGCAAAAGTTTATACAAGTGGCAAAACCTATAAAGTAACTTACACTATTTCTGATTATGTAAAGGGCGAAGTACGCTTTCAATTAGGTGGTGGGGGTAGTACAGTGAATGGCACTGCTCGTGGAGCTAATGGTACTTATACAGAATATGTTGTAGCTACAGATAATCATACATCAGCAAGGTTTAGAGCGTTATCATCACAAGGTGGTTTTACAGCTTCAATAGACAACGTATCAGTAAAACAAGTAGACCCTAATGATTATTGGGTTTTAGGAACAGGTTGGGGTTTAACTACGTCTGCTAATTGGGACACTTCTTTAACATCAGGTAATGCAGCCTTAGAGCAAAATTATAGTTTTGAAGCAGGTAAAAATTATAGATTAAAA